GAACTTTCTAGAGCTGTTAATATATAAGGAAGATAAAAAATTCCAGCATGTAAATCACTTGATCCTTTATATCCTACTACATACTTATCTGTATCTCAAAAAATATTTCTGTATAATTTTTTTTCATTAATTTTTCCTGCACAATAAACTTTATCTAAATTATTAATATAATCTTCTGCAGCTGTTGCTACTGTATAAAAAGGTGTTGATTCTAATACAGTACAAATATTAGGAGATGCTATAATATAATTTCCTACACCCATATTAGTATTTGATCCAATAGCATTAGCCTTTGAAATTACATAACTAACAAAGGATGCATATTTATCTGCTTTATTATCTCCAGCTACTGTACTAAAATCTAAACTTCCTGATGTTGCTACACTTTCAATTTTAGTAATAATTTCATTATCAATTTCTGCTGCGATTTCAGCAGCCATTCCATTAATTAATGCTTCTTTTAAATCAATATTATGCATACTATTAAAATCTTGAATTAATTCTTCTGTAAATCTAGCTCTTAATTTTCTTGATTTTGCTTCTACTTGTTTTTTCTCTAATTTAATATTTAAATCTTTTATTCCTGTCCCATTTCCAATACCTAATCCTACATTAGTATTAGAACCTAATTGCTCACTTGCACTAGATTCATAACTTCCAGTATATGAAGAATCAATTCTATTTGTTCCTAATTCTATATTACTTTCTGAATCATAAGTGCTATTTGCATAATATCTTAATGCGTAATATAATCCAACAGGACCATTCATTGGCTGAATACCAACCATATCTTTAGCTTGTAAATGATCAAATGTTCTATTTGTTAATGATATTCAAAAATGATATAATCCATTTATATCATAATCTGATCCTAATGAAGTATTAGCATAAGCAGTAGCTTCATTTAAATTAAAAGATTTATCTTGTCTATTAATAATATTACAAAGATTTTCAATTAATTGTTTTTTATTAGAATAATGTATTGATTTTTTTTCGTTTTCAGAAAAAATATTTTCTAAATTTTCCATTTAATTTCCTCCTGGAAGATTTTAATAAATAATTAATATAGTGGTTATTATTATTTATATTTTTAAGGAAATTAAATAAATGAAAAATTTTATTTGTGAAGTATCAAAAAAGAAATGTGCTGTTTTAGAAAAACATCATATTACTTCAAGGTGTTATGGAGGATCAAATCATTCTTCTAATATTGCTTGAGTTTCTCCAACTGTACATCGTTTAATTCATCGGGGAAAAATTATCTTAGAAGGTCGTTTTGATGGAACTTCAGGAAATATTTTAGTTTGAAGACTTGAAAACGAACCATCTATAACAGAATTTCCTGATCCTAAAGTTTTCTTAATTAATGATAATTCTTTTTGAAAACCGGAATTAGTAGAAAAAATGATAAAAGGTAATTAAAAATGGCAATTAGATATGATGATAAATTTGTTAAAGAACCAAATTTAGAACAAGAATATACAAAAGAACAAATTGAAGATTTAGTAAAATGTTCACAAGATATTACTTATTTTTTAAATTTTGTTACTATTGTTACTTTAGATGGTGGAAGAAAAAAATTAGGAAATTTATTATATGATTATCAATACAAAATTATTGATATTTGTAATAAAAATAGATTTTCTATTTTTCTTTGTTCTAGACAATCTGGTAAAACTACAACATTGGGTGCTTATGCATTATGATATGCTTTATTTAATAAAGATAAATTTATTGGTATTGCTTCTAATAAAGCTTCTGGTGCTAAAGATGTATTAAGAAGAATTAAATTAATGTATGAAGAATTACCTTTTTGATTAAAACCAGGAGTTGTTGAATATAATAAAGGTTGTTTAGAATTTGAAAATGGTTCGCGAATTGAAACATCTGCTACTACAGAAGATACTTTTCGCGGACGCTCAATTTCACTACTTTTATTGGACGAGTATTCCTTTATTCAAAATAATATTGCTAGAGAATTTTATACTTCTGCATATCCAGCTATTGCAGCTTCTAAAACATCAAAAATTATTATTATTTCTACACCAAATGGTTTATTTAATCACTTTCATGAATTATATACTAATGCAGAAAAAAATTTAAATGAATATAAACATTTAAAAGTTACTTGAGATCAAGTCCCTGGACGAGATGAAGAATGAAAAAAACAACAATTAAGAAATATGTCACAACAACAATTTGATCAAGAATTTAATGTTTCTTTTGGAAATTCTGCTAATACATTATTATCTAAAGAAGCTATTTCTTATATGGAAACAACTATTACCAATCCAATTCATTATGATCTTGAAAATAAATTAAGAATTTACGAATATCCACAAGAAAAAAATAATTATATAATGGGAATTGATCCATCTAAAGGATCTGGAGCTCACGATGCAACAATTCAAATTTATAAAATTGAATCATTAAATCCAATTAAAATAATAAATGTAGCTACTTTTCAATCTAATACTACTAATACATACAAATTCTCTGAAATTATTAATAAATTATCTATATATTATAATAATGCTAAAATATTTATTGAAAATAATGGAGAAGGTGCTGCTGTTTCTCAAAACTTATGATGAGTTTTTGAAAATCCAAATTTATATAATCATGGAAATAAAATAGAAGAAATAGGAATTAGAGCAACAAAAGGAACAAAAAATACTGCAATAACAACAATGAAAAAATTAATTGATGATGGACAATTAATTATTAAAGATAAAGAAACTGCTAGACAATTATCTACATATACAGAGAAAAAAAATTCTCTAACAACAGTAGATGGAAAAGATGATTTAATTTCAGGATTATATTGAGTAGCATTTGCATTCACTACAAATGAATTTGAAGATTCAGATTTTTTTGATATTAATAAATCTGAAGAAGATGAAGAAATTTGAGGAATTTTATCAGATATTGAAAATGATTATTATTTAGATCAAGATTTTGATTTTTAAATTTTTTTAAAAAAATTAATGGTTAATAATGCATTTCTTGAGCTTGAAAAAAGAGCATAATTATCCTTATAACTTAATAATAAAGAAAAATTATACTCAATTTAAAAACTCAAAAAATGTATTAAACTAATTAAAGTAATGCATTTCCGTCGCTATCAAATTTCACATACCCAGTTTTGTGGTTCCTAAAAAGATTCTCACAAGGTCTAGTTTAAAGAAGAACTTTATCGCTTAATATAATAGAGGCGATAAAAAACCACAGTTTTACCAATTCTCAATAATTTAATTATCTAAGGATTTTTCTACTAGAAAATTTTTAAATTATTTTGAATTCTAGTACAGTCTAGATTTTTAATCTATCTTCCAATAAATGCCAAACTGGCAACATTTATCAGAGTATATATAATAAAAATTATATAAATTCTTGTGCCCAAGTTTTTATTTGCTTCCCTTGGCGGATCTTTCATATCAATGATATGGAATTTTCTTTATTGGAAAAGAAATTCTCGATTAAATTTAATTTAATCGTTTAATGATAGATTATTAGTCAACCATTAAATCCAAAACCTTTATTTCTATTTATATCAAAAAACTTTTTGTTTGTAAACAATTTAATATAAATAATAATAAATTAATTTAAAACTATTAAATTATGATTAGAATCCTTTAGATTTGATTTAATTGTATTTACTTTATATTCTATCATATTTTTTTGTAGAATTAAATCTGAGGCATTCTGAAGCTTCTGACAATGGTGCTAGACAAAATATTGGAGTGAACATGACAAAATCTGAATTAAAAGAAAAATTGAAAAGAAAGTTAGGATTTCCTTATGTAAAGGTAGAAATTACTGATGATCAATTAGAAGATAGTATTTCTGATGCTATTGATAAATTTTGTGAATTTGCTATTGGTAATGCTGTATCTGAATATTATTTTACTTTACCAATTTCAGCTGGAATATCTGAATATGAAATGCCAAAAGGTATTACAGATATTATTGATTATGAAGAAGGTGGTTATGTTTCTGGAATAAATACATTATTTACTATTGAAAATTATTTTTATTCAAATGGAATTTTAAATCCAGATAGTTTTGTTAATGGAAATGGATTAATTGGTTATCAACAAGCATTAGATTTTTTAGAAACATTAGCAAGATTTACTGTTGATAGTTATACATATAGATTTTCTAGATTTGATAAAAAATTATCTTTAACACCTGTGCCAGATAAAAATACATATTTATTAATTAGAAGTTATGCTTATACAGGATCTTTTTTAGATAATTGAAATTGAGAAGATTATGAAAATAAATTATGTAATGAAAAATGAATACAAGAATATGCTTTAGCACTATTAAAAATAAATTTAGGATATATAAGAAGAAAATTTTCTAATGGCTCAGGAAGTATTGGTAATGTTGGAATTACTTTAGACGGATCTGAATTATTATCAGAAGGAAAAGAAGAAAAAGATAAATTAGAAGAAGAATTAGATGAAAAATATGCTTTTGATGGTTATGGAATTTCAATGGGAGTAATGTAAAATGACTTTATCAATTACTGCTGTTCCCGAATGAGAATTATTAGATTTAAATCAAACAGAACAAGAATATGAATTATTTGATTCTGTAATTTCTGAATTTAATGATATTGGGGGATTTCCTATTGAATATTGAAGTTTAAATTTATCTGCTGGAAATCCTGATACATTATATGGAGAAAATTCTATATCTGAATGAAATGGTCCTTATACTACAAAATTATTATATGAACCAACTAATGAAATTGAAGTATTAAATGTATTTGGTATGACTTCAGATGATACAATAGAAGCAATGCAAATAAGTAAATCTATATTTTCAAGAGATGTTTCAAATACTTTTATTCCTAAAATTGGGGATGTAATTAAAACATTATGAAATAATAAATCTTATGAAATTGCTGACGTGGGAAGTGAAAGTAAAATTTTTCAAGGCAAAAAAATGATTTGAGAATTTATTTGTAGACCATATAGATATAGTTCTCAAAGTGAAAGCGCAGACGATATTTTATTTGATACACCAAGTGAAATTGATTTTCCAGAAATAAATGAAACAACTACTTCTAAACCAATTTCTTCTTACGGCGAAAATGATTATATAGAAGAAGAATCAGAAAAAATAGAATCCTATGACAATCTCGACACAACAATTTATGGATTCGATACTTTATAAGAGGAATAAATAAATGGATCAATTTTATAGTTTTAATACAATTAGAAAAACCACTATTCAATTTCTAGATATTTTTAATAATATTAAAATTGCTAAATATAATAAAAATAAAGAAATTGTTAATTATGTTAGAGTGCCAATAAAATATGGACCTAAACAAAAATTTTATAGTTGAATTTATCAAAGAAGCCATGAAAAAATTTTTCCAATTATTGGTGTTCATTTAACTTCAGTGGATCCCACTTTCAATGAACAAGGCGTTAATAAAAATATTAAATTATTAACAGAAAATAATAATCATTATATTAATAATTTAATTCCTTGTAGATTTACTTATGATCTATCTATAGCTGCACTATATAATACAGAAATTGATCAAATATTAGAACAAATAATTCCATTTTTTACTCCTTATGTTAGCACTAGAGTCAATATTCCAGAATTAGATATTTATTTTGATTGCAAAAATATTCTAAATTCTGTTTCTCCTGAAATCGATGCAGATATTTCAGAAGATAATTATAGAATAATAAACTGAACTTTATCTTTTGATGTAAAATCTTATGTTTTAAAACCTATTTATGATACTGAAATTATTAAAGAAATCTATTTAAAATTAAAAGATTTAGATAATTTAGGAACTTATGAAACACTTGCTATTTCTGGAGATAAAACAGATTATGAATATGAAATTATTAAGGGAGACATATAAATGTCAATTTATTCTATTAATCCAGCTTCAGGTAATAATTTTCAATTAATATTTCCTGTTTTACCTTTTTCTTCAGATTTATTTGATTCAAAACAACTTATTCTTCAATTAATTAATACAGGAATTCCAGGACTTTCTTTTGATAAAAATACTTCAGATTGAAATGGAAAACATATTAATTCTATAAATTCAGACTTAAATTTTGAAGAACTTGAAATAACTTTTTTAATAGACGAAAATTTTGAAAATTGAAAAATCTTATATGATTGATTAACTAAAATAAATAATAATAAAGATATTGTGGGGAAAGATTTAAATGAATATTCTATTGATGCTTCTTTAATAGTATATAATCACTATAATTCACAAATTCTTTCATTATCTTATTATAATATTTTTCCTATTTCTTTAGATAAAGTTACTCTATCTTATAGAGATGGAGAAAATTATCTAGAATGTACGTCCACATTCTCTTACGATTATTTTGAAGTTAATTAAATATAAATAATAATATAATAAACAAATTAGGAGGAACCTATTGTGAGCTTCGCACTATCACCTGGAGTATATACAAGAGAAATAGATTTAACAACTACTATACCTGCAGTTGCTACTTCTGTTGCTGTAAATGTACTTCGAAACACGTATAAAGGTCCAGAAAATGAACAATATCTAGTAACTAATACAGATGAATTAATTAATACTTTCGGAAAACCAACAAACTCTTCATATCTTGATATTCTTGCCTGTGTTGGTTATCTTAAATACGGCAAACAACTATATTGTACTAGAGTTATGCCTGAAGATGCTACATTTTCTGGAACAAAAATCTTATCTGGCTATGGATCAGGCACAGACAATATGCCTAATTTTACTTTTTCAGTCGCTGGCTCAGCAGACGATTATTCTTATACTTCATTAGGTACTACTGATGTTTCTCTTTTTTCTGAACAAGTAGATACTTTAATGGGTGCTGATGAACCTCTTTGAATTATGGCTAATTCAAGAGGTAAATGAGGTAATGATATCAGAGTTTTAGTTTATAATAATGATCTTTATACAGCTATTAAATACTTTGATACTATCAGTGAAACTTTTGATTTACCATCAGGCACAACTATTTCTGCTGAAGCTTCTGCTCAAGCACAAACAATGTATACAGAATATAAAAACAACCCTGATTATGGAGATGTTGGTCATGACAATAGTTTAGCTTTTTCTGCTATTTCTAGTTATGATACTCC